AGGTAGTAGAAATCATGGCAAAAGAATTTAACATCGAAGACGAATACGCCAAAGCAGCACTAGAAACAGCTGTCGAGGTTATGCGTTGTCCAGGCGACAATAGAGAGCGTGTCGCTGCAGCAAGGCTAGTATTGGACTTCACCAAACAGAAACCAGCATCAAAGTCCGAGCTTGCAGTAAGCAAAGCTGAGGATTTCTTGGCTGGTCTGCTCACTGACGAGGACATGGATGGACAAGAGGCTGGTCGCAGTTCGCAAGAAACTGCACACTGACTTCCCATTCTACGCTAAATCAGCTCTCAAAATTAGAACCAAAGAAGGCAAGGTTGCGCCACTGAAGCTCAACCCAGCCCAGCAGATACTGCAACACGCAGTAAACAGTCAGCTGGCAGCTGAAGGCAAAGTAAGGGTAATCATCCTGAAAGCCAGACAGCAGGGGCTATCAACTATGGTTGGTGGCTATCTGTATTTCAGCGTTTCTCANAANNCAGCTANAAANGCGATGGTGATTACGCACCATGCAGATAGCACCAGAGCCTTGTTCGATATGACCAAGCGCTACCATGAGAACTGCCCTGAAATCCTTAAACCACACACTAAATACAGCTCCAGGCGTGAACTCAGCTTTGACGTTCTGGATAGTAGCTACGTTGTGGCTACAGCCGGAGGCGATAGCGTGGGTAGAGGCGAAACGCTTACCCATGTTCACGCATCGGAACTAGCGTTCTGGCCTAAATCGACAGCAGAAGAAATCTGGAATGGCCTGGCGCAAGCAGTGCCAAATACCAAAGGAACAGCTGTATTTATTGAAAGTACAGCTAATGGCGTGTCGGGCATCTTTTACGACCTCTGGAAAGGGGCTGTAGAAGGCACAAACGGCTATGTGCCAGTCTTCATCCCGTGGTTTACAGACCCAGAATACAGAGAGGCAGTGCCGAAGAACTTTGAACGCACTCCCGATGAAGAAGAGCTGGCTGACAAATACAATCTTGATGACGAGCAGCTGATGTTCAGAAGGCGCAAGATAGCGCAGAACGGCCTCGACCTTTTTAGACAAGAATATCCAGCAGAACCAGAAGAAGCGTTCCTGACTACAGGACGGCCTGTGTTCAATCCTGAGCAGCTGCAGAAATGTCTGCAGGACACCAGAGACATCGAAGAGAAGCTGGCTTTAGAGACAGATGAATGGGTTCACCATATGCGTGGTGAGCTTCAAACCTACAGAAAACACGATATTGGAGAGAGATATGTTATTGGGGCAGACGTTGCTATGGGAGTACGTGATGGCGACTGGTCGGTGGCTCAAGTCCTCGACAGCAAAAAGCGTCAAGTGGCTACATGGCGTGGCAGAGTGCATCCAGACTATTTCGCAGAAGTCCTTTACCATCTTGGGTCATATTACAATGAGGCTCTTATATGCTGCGAAAATAACTCGCATGGCATCCTCACGTGCACACGCCTGGGTAAGGACATGGCTTATCCTCATTTCTACACTGAAATTCAGCACGATAAGGTTACTGATAAAGAAACGGTCAAGCTTGGCTTCACAACAACAGCAAAATCCAAACCCCTAATCATTGACCAGCTAAGAGCGTCAATGCGTGAAGGCGAATTGGAACTTAACGACAAAACAACAATCAGGGAAATGCTCACCTACATTGTCAGCGAAAGCGGTGCAATGGAAGCAGAGCAGGGCTGCCATGACGACTGCGTTATGAGCCTTGCACTAGCCAACTATGTCCACGAAGGGGCATGGGAAGCAGTCGAGCAGCCCGATGGTATCTACATGGAAATGATTTAAAATGGCAAAAATAGAAGACTATAAGCCTATGGATGATGGTGACATCCTCAAGGCTTTAGAGCTGAACATTAAATCAGCTGTGGGGTACTACGATAGCGAGCTATCCAGAGAGCGAAAGCTTGTCACCGAATATTACAACGCTGAAAAGCCAAAGCCAGCACATGATGGTAACAGCAAATATGTTAGCCAGGATGTCTGGGCTGGCGTTCAGTCAATGTCAGCATCACTGCTTGAAACCTTTGCAGCTGGCAATCGCATCGTGCGTTTTGCACCACAAAACCCTGATGACGTAGCTACAGCAGAAATCTGCTCGGCTTATACGGACTACGTACTATTCAGGCAGAATGATTTTTTCGATGTCGCCCAACAAGTTATTTTGGATGGCCTCATGGCAAGGGTCGGCATCTGTAAAGTGTTTTGGGAGCAGCGCTACGAAGCACAAGAAGAAGAGTTTCAGAACCTGACTGAGGACGAGCTGGACTTGCTTCTGGCTGATGACGACCTGGAGCTGGTAGAGAGCGAAACTAATGATATTGGGCTTATCTCTGGCACAATTGAGCGTAAAATCGACACCTCTCAGGTTTGTATTCTGCCTGTAGCACCAGAAGAATTTATCATCGAGGCTCAGGCTGGCGCATTAGATACAGTTGATTTCTGTGCGCATCGCTCACGCAAAAGCTTATCTGAGCTGCGTGAAATGTACCCAGATGATGAAGACAAGATAGCCAACATTGGCACAGACCATGAAGATGTGGAGCTGGAAACCGACCCAGAGATACTAGCCAGATTTGAGCGTATCGGTGGCGACAGGAAAAACCATGCACATGGCTATATCGACCAGGTGCGTGAAGTCCTAGTCTATGAGGCTTACATAAACCTCGACCCAGAAGCCACAGGAACAGCTAGCCTTTACAAGGTAGTCAAAGCTGGCAATCAGATACTCGAAATGGAGAAGGTGGACAGAAGGCCGTTTATTGTCTTTACACCACTACCCACACCACATTCATTCTATGGGGCTAACTTTGCGCAGAAGCTTATTGCTACACAGAACGCAAAGACAGTCCTGACACGCTCTATCCTTGACCATGCGGTGATTACCAACAATCCACGCTATATGGTCGTCAAAGGCGGTCTGACGAACCCTAGAGAGCTAATCGATAACCGAGTAGGGGGCTTAGTTAATGTGTCTCGGCCTGACGCAATTCAGCCGATGCAACAAGCACCTCTCAACCCTTTCATCTTCCAGACAATCAATATGCTGGACGAAGAAAAAGAAGATACATCCTCAGTATCAAGCCTATCACAGGGCTTAAACAAAGACGCTATCAGCAAGCAAAACTCTGCTGGTATGGTCGAGCAGCTGGTGACTATGAGCCAGCAGCGCATGAAGATTATCGCACGTAATTTTGCAAATCAGTTTGTAAAACCCCTATTCCACGAAGTCTATCGCCTGGTCGTAGAGAACGAACAGTATGAAAAGGTCGTGGATATTGCTGGCGGCTTCGTACAAATCGACCCACGCAACTGGAAAGAAAAGCGTGATGTAATGGTCGAAATGAAGCTCGGCTATGGCGAACAAGAGCGTGAAGCACAGAAGTTCTTAGCTGTACACACGCTGTTTAGCCAAGACCCATCACTTCAGCCAATGTATGGCCTAGAAAATCGCTATGCGATGATGAAGAAGATGCTGGAACAGCAGGGCATCCTGAATGTGGATGAGTACCTGACCAGACCAGAAGAATTACAGCCACCACAGCCCGACCCAGCACAGCAAATGGCAATGCAGATGCAAGTGAAGCAAATGGAGCTTCAGGAGCGTCAAACTGCAGTTGCTGAGCAGAAGGCTATGGCTGATGCGCAACAGGCAGCTGCCAAGATTGATTTGGAAGCAGCCAAGGCACAATCACAATTCGCATTACAAGAAGACCAGCAAGACCTTCGTGAAGCTGAGTTCGCTCACAAGAAGAAGATTGATGAAGGCGAACTGGAAATCTTGAAAGTAACCGATGACCGGAGGGGCATTGTAAGCCCCACTGGTTAATCCTAAACCTTTAAGGAGATAACCCCTATGTCCAAGAAAAAGACATCAAACAAAATTGACCCAACCTACAGCGAAGAAGAACAGAATATCCTGACAGCAGGAGATGAAGCAGACGAGCTTCTTCGTAACCAGGTGTTTAACAAAACAGTTAATGGATTGGTTGAAGCAACCTTCCAGTCATTTGTTAACACTGCGCCAGAAGACGCAGAGGGTCGTGAGAAATCATATCACCATTACAGAGCCTTAGTAGACATCATTCACACATTACAACAACGTGTGAACGTGCGTAATCAGGTTCTGGAAAAGGCTGATAACGACAACAGTGGAGAATAAGCACTATGGATAACGTGCAGCAATCTCAAGAACAAGAGAAG